TCAGGCCTCCTCAACGTCGTGATACTCTTCGCACGCCTGCAGCGTGTTCTGGATCAGGGTGGCGACGGTCATCGGGCCAACGCCGCCGGGAACCGGGGTGATGTAGGACGCGCGTTCGGCGGCATCTTCATACACCACGTCGCCGACCACTTTGCCGCTTTCCAGACGGTTGATGCCGACATCGACCACAATCGCCCCTTCTTTAATCCACTCGCCAGGAATAAAGCCCGGTTTGCCCACCGCGACGATCAGCAGGTCGGCGTTTTCGACATGATGGCGCAGGTTTTTTGTAAAGCGGTGGGTGACGGTGGTGGTGCAGCCGGCCAGCAGCAGCTCCATGCTCATCGGGCGACCGACGATATTGGAGGCGCCAATGACCACCGCATTGAGGCCGTAGGTGTCGATATTGTAGCGTTCCAGCAAGGTCACGATACCGCGCGGAGTGCACGGACGCAGGCGCGGCGCGCGCTGGCACAGGCGGCCAACGTTGTAAGGATGGAAGCCGTCGACGTCTTTATCCGGCGCGATGCGCTCGAGAACTTTGACGTTATCGATCCCTGCCGGCAGGGGCAGCTGAACCAGAATACCGTCGATGGTCTTATCGGCATTCAGAGTGTCGATAAGCTCCAGCAGCTCGGCTTCGCTGGTGGTTTCCGGGAGATCGTAAGAGCGGGAGACGAAGCCCACTTCTTCACATGCTTTGCGCTTGCTGCCGACATAAATCTGCGAGGCCGGGTTGCTGCCGACCAGCACGACGGCCAGCCCAGGGGCGCGTTTTCCGGCCGCAACGCGAGCCTTCACTTTTTCCGCAACCTCAGAGCGTACCTGCTGCGCAATCGTTTTACCGTCAATAATTTTTGCTGCCATCAGAGAGAGGATTCCATCTGTATCTTTACGAAAGGGGGATGAGGATATTTTGTCAGAAGCGGGCCTCGCTGTCAGTCCTCGTTTGCTGTTTTATCCTGTCTGAGGCTAATTTAGCCTGTTATGGCCATAGTTATTACATGGTTATAAGTGCGTTGCGCCTGGCCACTGAGTCGATTTACGCGCGCATTAGGCCCGGCGGTATGCTTCTTGTACAGTTGGTGGAGGATATTTCGCCAGCGTCGTATAAGCCCCGCAGTTTCCTGGCAAAATGGATTGACTCAACCGACGTGGACCGTATAATTCCACGCGTTTCACTCCGCGAAGCACTCGCTTCTCAGGGCGCCCTTAGCTCAGCTGGATAGAGCAACGGCCTTCTAAGCCGTAGGTCACAGGTTCGAATCCTGTAGGGCGTGCCATTTAAAATCAACAAGTTACGCTAGTTTTAATCCAGCCTGATTTCCACCTTGTGTCGTATTTGTGTCGTTAGTGCCAAAAATGGCGTCAATTTTACGTGCGTGTTCGGTCAGATGGTTTGGCGCAAGGTGAGCATAACGGCGTACCATCTCAATGCTCTCCCATCCCCCCATTTCCTGTAAAACAGAAAGCGGGACGCCGGACTGGATCAGCCAACTCGCCCAGGTGTGCCGGAGGTCGTGAAAACGGAAATCCTCGATCCCCGCTTTTTTTAATCCGGCGCGCCAGGCGTTATTGTCATCCACCCTCATTTTTCTCACCGCGGGCGTCAGCGTTCCATCAGGACGATGCTTTGCCGTGGTGTGAACGAACACCCACCGGGAGTGCCTCCCTATCTGATCCCTTAATACCTTGCATGCGGTATCATTCAGAGCTACGCCAATCGCCTTGCCCGCTTTTGCGTTCTCCGGATTTACCCATGCAACCTTTCTCTGCATATCGACCTGTTGCCACTCAAGCCCGATGATGTTTGAGCGGCGCAGGCCGGTTGCCAGTGCAAATATCACCACTGGCTTGATGCTCTCTGGCATACATTCGATCAACCGCTCAGCTTCCTCTCTGGTCAGCCACCGTATCCTTTTGCTGACCGGCTTGCGGGTTTTGATAACTGGCGCCGTTTTTATCCAGCCCCAGTCATTCGCCGCGGCCCTGAGAAGGGAGCGAATGAAGGAGAGGTGTTGAGCCTTCGTAGCCTGCGAAACCTGCCGTGGTTTGTACTCCGGAACTGGCTTTCCCTTCCTCATCGCGGCATCACGCTTACTCTCCCAAACCTGCAGGTGCTTACGGTTGATCATCCCGTTAACGGCTTCGTGAACTTCCTCCGCCGTTATCTTCGAGACATCACGGCCGGAAAAATGCTGCAGCCAAAACTCAATTTTGGTTTTGTCATCATCCAGCGATCGCTTATGGTCTTTTTCCCGCAGCCACCGGATGCAGCACTCTTCGAAGGTTCTGACGGGAAGGTCTCCGATCTGGTCAACCCGCCACGCTTCCGCCTTCAGCTTGTCGTGGAGCTCCTGAGCCTGCTTTTTGTCCCCCGTGCCAAGAGATCGCCTAACTCTTTTTCCTGACGGCGTAAAGAAATGACAGTGCCACACGCCGCCCCTGAGGGTGATTGACATAAAACTTCTCCTTTATGTTCACCCGCGTTCGCGATGACAGGATCGCGCGGGGTTTTCAAATATGCAATACACGCAGCCTCGGTCGTTCTGTACTTATTGCCGACCTTGCGGCCGGCGAGCTCCCCAGACTCAATCAGGCGGTAGATCACCCGCGCAGACACGATGAGCAAATCGGCGGCCTGCTGTGCTGTTATCGGTTTGTCAGACGCCATATTTCCTCCCGATTACGCTGCCCGCTGGGCGCGCAGTTTCTTAATGTGTTCGCTCTGCTCCAACTCTGCCTTTATCTGCTGGGCCTCTTCGTGAGAGAGCGGCTCGAAGTCATTGTTAAAGCGGTCTATGCTTGCGGTGTTGACCCGCCCCTGGCGCCAGTAGCGAACCGTCTTATCGTCGCTGCTGGCGATAATTACCGGCCATCCGTGACAATCGGCAAAGAGCTGACCTCTCTGAATTAGTTTGAACATCACCAACCTCTTATTTTTCGCAATTCTTCGAGTTCAGTTTCACGCTCGCGCTTCGCTTTTTGATAAGCCTCGGCGGCCTCTTCCTCTGTAGCAAAATCACCGAGATATTTTGGTTTCCAGTCCGTCGTTATGGCTGCGGTCCATTTTCCCGATGGGCGGCGTGTAACCCCGGGATATTTTGATTTTCCACCTTTATATTTCCTTCGGTTAGCCTGTTGCTCAGCTGGTGTCGCCCAACGACAGTTTCCCGGGGAGTAACCCAGTTCATTATCTATACGATCAAGGGTCGCTCCATCCGGACGATCTCCCATGTCAGCATAAAAGTTAGTGAAATCATGCCATTCCTGACACACATGAATCCCTCTGCCGCCGTAATCTGCATACCGATCATTTTTGGGGTTGTTGCATCGTTGCATCATTGAATCCCAGCTTCGGTACTCGCGAGTTCCAGTCATTCCATGCTTTTTGTTGGCTTTGGATGCAGCCTCTCTCTGGAGGCACCCGCAAGATTTAACGTCGCCAGTTTTTACCCTGCTTAACCTCAATATCTTGGTATTTCCACAATCGCAGAGGAAATGACCTTGCTGAGGCTTTTTATCTTCATGAATTTCACGCAGATACGTGAGGCGCCCATACTTTTTGCCAATCACTAATTCTTTGTTCATATCAGCCCCTGAATCGTTTCGATTTACTTTCTGTGTATTGGGCGCAGTCGATACACTGCGTTACCCCTGGGACATATTTTCTTCTTAATTCCGGGATGGTTAATCTGCAGTCGCAGCAGTGAGTAGCCGATACTGCCGCATGGTTGATGCGCATGTTCCGGATGGTCATTTCAAGCCGGCGCTCTGCCAGCTCGTTGGCCTGATCAATGAGTTCTGCGCTCATGCTGCACCGCCTTCGCGTTTTTCCGCTTCAACCGCCATCTGCTCAAGCTTTCGTGAAAACTCGGCAGACAGTGCCTGGAACTCTTCCTCTGTCGCTACCGGGATCGGCACAAAACGGATGCCGATATGAGCTAGGCCATGTGCGGCCTCAAGGCATTTCCTTAAATCAACGGGAGAGGCTCTGTTCATGCTGCACCGCCTTCAACGCGCTTGAACTCGATAACCCAAACCCAGGGGTTGGCATTCCAACTTTCAGCACCGTAGATTGAAGCCCACAGGCGCGCGAACACATCAGCTACACAGTCGCCACTCTTCATGTCGGCGGCACTGCACCCTTCGCGTAGCGCATCGCGATCACTAATACTCTTCAACCGTTCAACCCGCACGTCGGTGATTTCCAGCAGAATGCGACTGGCCCAGCGAGGCATGTGGATTGATGGGCGAAGCTTTCCGGCGTCAGAAACTTTTGGAGGGGTTTCGAATCCTTTCCATCCATCACTGAAAGTGCCTGTAAACTCGTAGAAGGTCGGCGCCCATGGTTTTCTGTATCCTGTTGCCACAGCCATTTCACCAACACCAGTTGGGCTAACATCGTCTAATGATGCCGGGAAACGATAAGCCTCACGCACCCAGATGCGGTCGCCGACAGCGCCGAACGGGCAGGAATAACCTTCGTTTTCATTGGCAACACCAAACACCTCTTTCCCCGCCGGCTGCAAACAACCGTCCTTATCGACAATGCCAGGCGTGTACCAGCGCGCTTTATAATCTGCTTCAAGTGCCATATTCATCGGCGTGAAGTCTTCTGACGGCTGGGCTTTCATAATCCGCCGGGTCTGCGTCTTCCGACCGTCGAGAATTGCTCGCGTCATTTCCCCGTTAAAAATCATTCCGCGCTCTTTCATGATTCCACTCCATACCGACCATTCATGCGGCCAATAACACTGACAAATTTCACCAGACTGACACCCATCGGCTTTACCTTCTCGTAGTGCTTGCGAAGGATGGGGGGGCATACAGCGTTCCACTTAGGTTTAGGCTTTACGCTCATCGCTTTGGTTATCTCTTCTGCGCAGCGACGAGCCTGGGCGCGGAGAGCGTTTTCTTTTTCTTCTGGCGTCATGCTGCCTCCAGATTCCCGATCCGCTTTAACTCAGCCAGCGATACAGACGTGATGATGTGTCGCGGGGTGATGTACGGGCGCCAGATAAACAGGAGCGAGCCTTTGGGGTTGCTCTGGCGCTTTCCTGTAACGGATGCCGGAACAAACTGAACACGGCCGCCGGTTATGAGTCTGAGTTCATCAGCTGATTGCATGGCTGAAATAAACCAGCCGGTAGAAATGTCAGCCGGTAACAACATCACTACAGCCTGAGACTGCGCCCTGGATTGCTCAGCAGCCTTTTCTACCCACGGCCCAATATCGGAATAGGGCGGGTTACACCATATCGCGCCGTACGACGTCCATTCGCTGTTCAGCGAGTCATCCAGCTCAGTGAGGTAGTGAGCGCATAGCGCATTACTCTCAGAGGCTGCAGCATCCAGCCAGAAGCCAAACTCGCGGTCGAGCGCGTTGAAAATTTCAATCGGCGTTTGCCAGTAGTCACGTTCATTTTTTGGAGTTTTCGATCCGCCATAATCAGTCATTGCGCACCTCTTTTCGTGCCTGCCTTTCTCATGCGGCATGGTCGTGGTTTTTTATGCTGGAAATTTCTTTCTCCAGCTCTTCCAGGAACTTTTTCACTTCGGACTCAATCTCATTTGCCAGTGCTTCGTCGAAGTGAATGCGCTTTTTGAAATAGGCGAGGTCTGGCGGTAGACGATCGTCGAAACTAACGAAATCACACCATTTACGCCCTGTGCACATCATCTGAGCGTGCATCTGCAGCAGGTACTGGCGTTTTGGCTCGCTAGTTTTTAATGTCTCAAGATGAGTCCAGGTGTTGGGGCACTTAATTTCGATAAGCCCATCACCATTAACAAGCCCATCAGGGCTTGCTGCGAATCCTGGTATAGTTGGGTGATCGATAAGCCCCACCTCAGTGATTTCGGCATCGAACTCATTCAGCGCATACATCTCGCGTGCTACCGGCTCGAGTTCTGTTCCGCGTATCATTGCGGCGTTGGAGAAACCTTCTTCAAGCTTCCCGGTGAGGCGCTGGCAAATCAGCTCAGCCATATAGTTCTGCCGGCTTGCTGCATAGCCAGACTTGGTTCTGGCCATGACGTCAGCAAGGCGGCTGGCTGTGACTTTTCCGCAGCGAGCGGCAAACCATTCTGGGGTGCGTTGTTCCATCATTTATCCTCCGGCGCTGCGGCATCGACAGGTTCTGCGTTGTCGACTGCAAGACTCATGTCATACATGCGACGCTTCTCAACCGCGCCGATGACCTGTTTCTCTTCTGCGCTTAACGCCACCCAGAATTCCTGATACTTAACAGTTCCAAGGCGTGCGGCAGACTCGCCTTTTGCGATCAGTTCCGGGCGGCGACTATCAGATTCATGCCCTACATGAACCTCTGCTGCACTCCCTTCAATCACGCGCTCGGCTTCGTCCTGATCGAAAATGCCAGCAAACCCAAATGCGAGACGCGCACACTGGATCAGCGTCTTGTGTCGAAGCATACGGGTAGGGTGGGACTGCCATGGCTGAGTGTTGCGTTTACACTCTCCCATGTACTCAGTAACGATGGTCGGGTGTGTGCGGTCTTTCCGGTATATCTTGCAGGTACACGCGCCTTCTTCCTTGTCGTAGGCAAACTCCATTCCATCAAACTGAGGATGTTCGTTGATAATTCGAGCCCAGCCGTCAACGCCGACCACTGGAACAATTCCGCCTTTATCCGGGAATGCATAAATCTCTTTCGTCCACGGATTTAGTCCGTACTGGTTGGCGACGATCAGCAGTGCCGTGAACTGCTCATCAGTGACATTCCCACCCTTAAATGCTGTATTTTTCAGAGTGTTCATCAGGTCAGTTCCGGCATCCATGCCGAGGCGGGAGGCAAGCTTCCCGGCCATTGTAGAAAGTGCTGTGCTCATAGAATTCCCCTCAAAGTTAAAACGGGCAGCCGGTGCGGTGATCCCAGTCGTATTCCGCCTGGGCGTAAGCTATTGCTGTGCGCAAGTCGTTGTATACCTCGCCAGCCTTATCGCTGCGGAGGCCTTCATATGGAAACGCCTTGGACGATAGAGACTGGCGTAGTGCCGCGTAGGGATCCTCTGGAAGGCTGGCAAAGACCTCTTTTGCCCGATCTTCAATCCACTTTTCCTTCTCTTCGGACAGCGTTTGTTCAGCCCACTTACGCTCTTCGATCACGTCATATGCGCGGTATGCGTTCATAGCTCGCTCCTGAAATTTGGTTGTAGAATCCCCGGCACCGTAATGGCTGCCTGATAGCTCAGTTAAATTCTTCGTTTCGATTACCGGCTGAGACCTTGTCCCAACCCGTTCAGATAAACTTCAACCAGCAAGTCGGTTGTGTAAGTCCGCTCAATCCCGCGATGCAGGTACAGGCGGCCGCGTTTATTTGCTGATGCTGTCCAGGTGCTTTCCCGATGCTTAACGAGCATCCCTGGGAGAACGGCGCCGCGGTTAACGGTCTGTGTCCCGTAATGATGACTAACCATTGAACACCCCCGTAGCGTGCAGAATTTTGATAGCCACCGCTGTCCAGATAACGCCGCAGATCAGCAGGCAGTAAATCAGTGAACGAATGCCTTGTTTGCTCATTTGCCACCCCAACACGGATAGCTAACTGCGATAACAGCAACCAAAAACGGAACGACCTTTAACCAAAAATTACGCCATGCAGGCTTGTCTTCTTCGCGGATCATCTCTTCACCTTTGCCTTATCGCGGCTAACGGAGCGTTGTTACCTATTACCGGCGCCAACGTTGTTGTTTGGATGGCTTAAATTTACAGATAAAACTGTATTTTCGTCAACAGACAAAACTGTATTTTTTGGTGTTTGTTACATATCTGTCTGTAATGAAAGGGGATTTATTTTGATGGGGCGAAAAAAAACCGGCATATGCCGGTTCTATTCTGAGAGGGGTAGGGGGTTAGCGCTTTCTTCGATAGATTCTGTGTTCAATCATCACGCCGATGATTGTTAGTGGTTGATGCTCGCTGCTGATAATCGGGTAGTCATCATTCAATGGCACAAGCTCGAAATGCTGGCAGCCCAGGTGATCGGTGTAAGTTGGCCGATATTTTTTAAATGTCGCTTGAGTTCCACCGTTCTTGGCCACAACAAACTCTCCGGGGGTTGGCTCAACCTCTGGGTCTACGATGATCACATCTCCAGCCTTGAAGTCTGGCTCCATCGAATCGCCTTCGATGCGTAAAGCAAATGTAAAATCAGAAACTTCGTGGTCTGTAAGGATGTACTCAAAACTCCCATCAAATGCCTCAATAGGATTTTTTTCTGCGAGAGCCCCTGCCTGGACATAGCTTATGAGAGGCACCTTCTTGCTGCTAACTTCAGCAATAGGCATAAAGGCCCCGCCATTCATTAGCCAGTCAGGATCGCACTTTAGCGCCTTAGCTATGCCAATAATATTACGCGGTTTTCTGGTGTCTCCCTTTTCAATGCTCTGCCATGACTGCTGAGTTATTCCGGCATTCAACGCTGCCTCGGTCTGCGTTAGACCGAGCTCAATTCTCTTTTGCTTTACGCGATCTGCAAGGCTCATAAATCCCTCTCAATGTATGCCTTGATATTCACAGTTAAAACTGTAATTGACAAACAGAAATAACTGTCACAGAATACAGATAAAACTGTAGGAGGTAACATGGAAACCATTTCGCAGCGCCTCAAAAAAAAGCGCGAAGAGATGAATCTGTCTCAGGCGCAATTAGCAAAAAAAGTTGGCATGAGACAGCAGTCTCTACAGGCAATTGAGGCCGGGACAACCAAGCGCCCACGTTATTTGTTCGAACTGGCAACTGCGCTCCATTGCGACCCTAAGTGGCTGCTTTATGGCGAGATGCCATCTCAATCTCAATAAGTTGCCGATTTAATCGGCCTTTCAAACACCACCAGAGGAAGTATCACAGATGGAGAGTTCAACGACACGCAACAAAGTGGAGGCTCGCAGGATAGAAAGTTGGTTACACAGCCAGATAGCTGAACTGGGAACCACGAATATCGCCAAAGTGGCCGGAGTGAATAAGTCGACGGTGAGTCGCTGGCGGGAGAGTCTGCTGCCGAACATGTCGCTGCTGCTGGCCATTCTGATTTCTAACAGGCCGGGAGAGAAAGGTGACTTTGAAGCATGAGTGGGAACAGAAAGGCGAAAGCCGCAGTGGGCAAACACTAACGGCTTTCAGGTGCAAAAACGAAGAGGTAATTGCGAGGTAATTATGCCTGGTAAATCTGTAAGAGTAAACAATCCGGAGGTAGCACGTGAGCATGTCACTTATGGCGAAAGCAATGGGGGTCAAAGTGGGAAACTCACTGCGTAAGCTCGTTCTTATCAAGCTGGCCGACAACGCCAACGACAAGGGCGAATGCTGGCCTTCGTATCAACACATTGCCGATCAGTGCGAATGCAGCAAATCCGCTGTTCGCAACCATATTGATGCGCTTGAGGATATGGGTCTGCTCAAGCGTGAAAATCGCGTTGGGGTCAATAACGGGAAAGGTAATACATCCAACGTGTATTATCTGAACCTTGATGCTACCCCTATGCCATCAAAAAGCACAGGGGTATGCCATGAAATAGCACCCCCTATGCCATCTGATGGCACACCCCCTATGCCACCAGATGGCACCAGAACCAGTCACTCTTTTGAACCAGTCACTGAACCAGACTCTCTCTCTGCGCGAGGGCAGTTTATCAGCGAGGCTGCAAAGCGACGGATCGGGATTTCACCCAGCGGGGAAATACCTTTCCCTCCTGCTTTCAAGCCATCGGCAGATCACATTGCGATTGCCTCGGAGAAAGGGATCAACATTGAAACCGAGTTGCTGAACTTTCGTGATTATCACCAGGCCCGCGGCACAAAGCTGATCGACTGGAACTCGGCATTCCGGGTATGGCTCAGGAACGCGAGAGTTAATCCGCTTTCCGGGCGCCAGAGAAGCGAACCTGATTCCCCACACTGGAACAGCCCTGAAGGCTGGAAGGACTTCATATGACCGCTCAGCTTATGACCGCGATCAGCAATCGCGATGGTGATGCGCTGGCCAGAATGGCCGCAGGTAGCACGGAGCCGCAGAGGCTTCTCGATTTCGAAGCTGAAAGGCTGGTTGACTCCCTGTTCCGTCAGCTGAAGCAGATCTTCCCGGCCTCTACCCAGACTAACCTGCGGACCGATGCCGAAGAGAAGACAGCAAAGCGCCAGTGGATTGCTGCTTTTGCCGAAAACGGAATCCGCACCCGTGAGCAGTTATCCGCCGGCGTACGCCATGCGAGAGCCAGTGAATCGCCGTTCTGGCCATCGCCTGGCCAGTTCATCAAGTGGTGCAAGGACAGCGGCACTGTGCTCGGTGTGACCCTTGTCGACGTGATGAATGAGTTCCACCGCTACAGCCGTGAAAAAGGGCTGCATACCGGCGGTGCTGAGCGCTTCCCATGGTCTCACCCTGTCATGTACTGGGTTGTTACCGATACCCGGCGAGCAATGTACCAGCGCCAGCTCAGCGAGGCAGAAACCGAGAAATATGCCGCTAAAAAGCTGGAAGACTGGGCGCTGAAAGTCGCCGCCGGAGAACAAATACCGTCGCCGGTACTGGCTCTGGAGAACAACCAGGAAGCCATTCCGACAAACCATGTCAGCCGGCAGCAGGGGTTTCACCCTGAAGGCAAAAGCTTCGGATGTATGCCAAGCGCGGCATCGCTCGGTGCGTTAACTCCGGCTCAGTGGCTGCGGGATGAATACCTGCGCGGGAAAGAGAGAGGGCTTATCTGATGAAAAAGAACTCTGGCAAACAAGCTGTAATCAATTACGTCGGCCAGCATCCTGGCTGCAGCTTTCAGGATATCCGCCGCGGAACCGGGCTTGACTCTTCAGTGGTCAATTCCTCCCTGTGGCAGATGCACCGTGACGGCCAGGTACAGCGTGCGGGTGAGTGCAGGAGCTACCGCTACACCCTGATTGACACAACAGCCGTAACCGAAAGCGATCCCTCTGTTCAGTATCGCCAGCGTCCTGGCGGCGTAAACCCAATGACCAACCTGTTTAACCAGTGCCTGGCGGGAGTAAGAAAATGAAAAACGAAGTCGAACAGATTGCACTGCAAAACGATATGAGCATTGAATTCGTAACCTGGTTCTTTAACGAGAAGAAAGCGGGTTGCGGAAATGTCTGGTTCATGATGATGGCTGCAATGTGGGAGGGCTGGAAAGGTCGTAGCATCGAAATGGATAAGCTGGCTGCGGAGAATGTGGGGCTGAAGGCTGAACAGGTACGAATTTTCAACTCAGGCTATCTGCGCGGTCATGAGTCCACGGTTGAAGGGTATTACGTAGACATTCACCAGGACGATATTACGACGTATCACGAAGATGTCGTTGCCGAGATTTCAGAAGAACAAACCCCCGCCACCGATCGCATCGTAGCCGGGATTAAGGCTGATGGGGTGGAGGAGTTCATTGGTCGCCTGCAGCAGCATGTCGATGAGGGGGATTTTGTAGGCGATGAAGTTGCCGTAATTGTTGGCGCTATCGACTGCGGTAAGGAGTTTTTCGAGCAACTGCGCGAGGGGGACGGCAAGTGAGCATCGCCACTTATCTCAATACCGGTTTAGCCATTCTTGGATGGGCATACATCATGGTTAAAACAGGCCAGTGGATTACCAAAAATGCTCTGAGGCAGTGGGACAAGCGTCGTAAGGAATCTCGCCGCCAGAAAGCTGTGAATGAGTTTTATGACGCCTTTGAGCTTAACAGCCTGGAACCTGGCTCTACCGTTCGCCTGGCCACTAAAGGCGACCTGACAATCATGATGTTCCGCAGCGAGGGGGCCGACAAATGATTCACTTCCACGGAGGGCCAATCACGCCAGATACCTGTGCGTTGAAAGCGTGGAAGGGGCGCCATGCGTTCATTAGCTTTGCAAACGCTGGGCAGTTAGCACTGGCCAGCGAGGTTACTCAGTCATTTGCTCTGGATAACGGCGCATTCAGTTTCTGGACGAAAAAACGCGTTGTGGACTGGAACGAGTATTACCGGTTCGTCGAGCGTTGGGCTAATCACCCGCGGTTCTCATTCGCCATTATCCCGGACGTTATCGGCGGCAGTAGCGAGGAAAACGATGCGCTGATAGCAGAGTGGCCGCACGGAAAGTTCATTGGGGCGCCAGTGTGGCACATGAACGAACCAGACGAGCGGTTTATTCAGCTCTGCAATGAGTTCCCCCGCGTGGCAATCGGCAGCATGGGCGAATACGACGCAAAGCGGCCGCGCCGCTGTGTGGCTCGCCTGCGTGACTTAATCCGGCATGTTGTGGATGAGAACGGCTACCCGATTTGCAAACTGCACGGCCTACGTATGCTCAATGCCGATATTTTCCGCCATATACCGCTGTCATCAGCTGATAGCACAAACGTGGCCCGCAATATCGGTATCGACAAATCATGGCAGAAATCAGCCTATGCACCGGCCAGCAAAGAAACCAGAGCCGCTGTACTCGTTGAGCGTATCGAGTCAATGAACAGCGCCAGTGCGCTCAACTATAACGCCGAACGCGACCGCTTTATGCCGCAATTGGCCTTTGAGATTTAGGGAGTCAACCATGACTGATATCACCGAACTGGCGAAGAGCCTGAAAGCGGCGGCCAATACAACCGCCGATGCTATCGACCGCCTAAAAGCATTCCCAGGCGACGAACTAATTGACCTTTCACAGCATGAGGGTGAACAGGTCGATATTGATATCGCAACGCTAAACCAGTGGTGCGAGCTATCAAGTCCGGACAACATCCTCGCGCTGGTAGAGGCGCTGGAGAAGGCGCAGACCATCAACGCAGCAGCCGAGAAACTGGTCCGCTGCAAAGGTCGCTATCACAGCGAGCAGAACTATCGAGCGCTGGCGGCGCTGTTTGGCGTGAACACTCCAGATCTGCCACCGCTGGATGACGAGTCCCGCTCCGTCACTGTAGAAAACCTGCAGGAGAGCGCCTACAGAGCTGGCTTAACTGCTGGCTGGAATCTTGGGCTGGCTAATAACAACGAAGGGTTCAATAAATGCCTGGCTGCTCATACGGCTGGCATCAAGGTGGAGGCTGAATGATGCTTAATTTAGATGGTCTTGGCGGGGCAATTGTTATTTTCGGCATCATCTGCGCGGTGGTTGGCTGGGGAGTAATTGAGCTCATCCTCTGGCTGTTCTCGTTCGTTCACATTTCTTTTGGAGGTTAGGGTCATGACCAAATCAACCATAACCAGAGAGCGCATTCAGCGAATTATCCGAGCCATTAATAGCGAAGCTTATGACGAGGAAGAAATCAGAGAGTGGTTAAGTTCTGATGAAATCATGGAGCTTTCCCGCATGGCGCTGGCCGCAATGGACAGCGAGTCTGGGTGTTTGCCTCTCGACTACTTACAGGGACACAAAGACGGCCTGGAGTGGGCCTCCCAACTGGCAGAAGCCAATCACCCTGAAACCGGAGACTGGCTTTACGATGACCCTATAGAACTGGCAAAAGCCATTCGCAAAGGTCCAGATATGCCGCCAGTGCAGCCGGTAGAGGGCAGCGAGCCGGATCGCAATCCTGTGCTGGCGTATGCCGACAGTTATCGTGATATGGCGAAACAAGGCGTCGAGTCAGTCCCAATATGGAGCGTCATTACCGACCTCGAGCGAAACATTGCTCCGCTCTATCGCCACGCGCAGAAGCCGGTGGTGCCTCAGGATGTACTGGAAGCATTGCAGAAGGTTGCGCGAATACGTCTCGACCTGAATGACTTCGACGGCGATCGCCGTGGTATCGCTGATTGCCTGGGTGATGCCGAAGAGGCGTTAATCGAGGTAGTAAACCGCTGCGCCGCCATGCTCGCAGCCGCCCCGCAGGAGGTGAAAGGTGAGTGACGTCAAAAGCAAAATCATGCAGATTTTGATCGAGGGAGCAGCTGAGCAGGAGAAATGGGCACATGGCCATTATCCATATCGCATGGCCACCTGGAATATCCGCTGCGCGATGGAGCGCAAATTCCCCGGGGTAGAGTGGAAGAGCGCAGACCTCAGAAAAGAGCTTATCGAACTGGCGAAAGAGGGGCTAGTATCCAAATGTCCCCACGAGAGCCGAATTGGTCAGGCCGTCTGGCGCCTGGAGGTGAAGTGATGCCGTACTTCTTCCTGATTTTCGTCATCAGCAGCAATACATCGAATATGCAGGTGGTTCCCATGCAGAGTATGGAGCAGTGCAAAGCAGCCATTAAGGCGATGAAAGTTGCAGATGATAAGAGGTCCTGGGACGACGTTTCGCCGAGTGTAGATAATATTCAATGCGTAGAGGTGAAGGGTGCCTAAATCCCCCGAAGAACGTAAATCCTCCAGTTGAAATCAAACCCCTCTCCTGAGGGGTTTATCGTATATGCTCATTTTGCTTTTATCCTCGGGAAGGGCGATAATTATCTCGTCAGCCTGAGCAACTGACTCGATTATCCGGCGCCAAGTGGGGACACATGGCGCACAAAACCTTACAGCAATCCCTGTCACCGATGGCGAAAGCCACCGGCGATTTTCTGCATTCAGCGTTTGACCTCTGCGGAGGTGAAGCGTGAAGCAACAATTCTGCCTTATCAACGACAACGTTAAGCGTAACGTCGTCAACTTCATCCAGTCTCTGCCCGTCGACCACCGATCGCCGCTGATTATCGAGGCGCGCGAAGAAAGCCGCACCGACAAACAGAATCGCCTCATGTGGCCACTTTTGAAAGACCTGAGCGATCAGGTGATCTGGCACGGCGAAAAGCTGGAGCCAGCGGAGTGGAAAGACCTCATCACCGTGCTGGTCAGCCAGATGCAAAACCCGGAGCGTGAGCAGAAATCCGCCCCGGGCATCAACGGCGGCCGCGTCTACTTCGGCGTTCGTACCTCTCAGTCCAGCAAGCGTTACATGGTCGAGGTGATCGAGGCGATCTACTGGTTCGGCACCGAGCACAATGTGAAGTTTAGCGAGAAGTCCAGCAGTCGGATTGCATGGGCCCAGGAATGGAGGGCTTCGCATGCACAGTCTGCTCGCTAAGGTCATGGATCGCGGCATATTCCGCGTGCCGGCGCGCCGCAAGCGCAAGGTCGAAGTTAAGCCTTCCGATATTCCCACCTTTCACTATACGGCTCACCTGGCAGATGTCCGCTGGCTGCGCCGCGCTGCCCGGAGGAAAAGCCATGGCTGATTTACGCAAAGCAGCTCGCGGTCGCGAATGTCAGGTTCGCATCCCGGGCGTCTGTAACGGCAACTCTGAAACCACGGTATTGGCCCATATCCGCATTGCTGGATTGTGCGGGACCGGGATTAAGCCGCCTGATCTGATCGCCGCTATCGCCTGTTCATCCTGTCACGATGAAATAGACCGCCGCACGCGCCTGGTAGATGCGGAGTATGCGAAAGAGTGCGCACTGGAGGGAATGGCCCGAACGCAGGTTATCTGGATGAAAGAGGGGCTGATAAAAGCATGAACCAATATCGCATTTCATTACCCTGGCCACCCAGCAACAATCGCTACTACCGACACAACCGGGGGCGCACTCACATTAGCGCGGAAGGGCAGGCATACCGAGACAGCGTCGCCAGAATCATCAAAGACTCGATGCTTGATATCGGCCTGGCCACGCCACTGAAAATCCGTATTGAGTGCCACATGCCGGATCGCCGGCGCCGTGACCTGGACAATCTGCAAAAGGCAGCATTCGACGCCCTGACGAAATCGGGTTTCTGGCTCGATGACCAGCAGGTTGACTACTACAGCGTGAAGAGAATGCCTGTCGTCAAAGGTGGGCGGCTTGAGCTAACCATTACCGAAATGGAGGCCGCATGAGCCGTGACGTTATCGAACGCATCCGCGAACGTTGGCAAAAGCTTCGCCTCTGCCGGCACCGCGGCACCGTACTGGTTGACTACCGAATTTTGAAGAATTTCGTCCGCATCTATCAGGCTTCAGGAGAGAAAGCATGAATACCCAGTACCTTGAGTATGTTCGCCAGCAGCTGATAGTGGCCACCGCCGATCTGAGCGGTGCGACGAAAGGACAGTTGGTTGCTTTTGCAGAGAACGCACAATTCACCGCTACGGCGCGTAGCCGGGGAAGGAAGAAAGTAGCCGACCCGGTAACCGGCCGCATGGTAAACCCATCCAGCCCGCCAATTCCCGGGCAGCAGTCCCGAGCTAAGGGTTCATCAATCGCTCTTGTACTGCCCGTTGAGTATTCGACGGCCAGTTGGCGCCGGGCTCTGCTGTCGCTGGAAGATCATCAGAAAGCCTGGTTGCTGTGGAACTACAGCGAGAATATCCGCTTTGAGTATCAGGTAGCGATAACACAGTGGGCATGGGAAGAATTCCGTGATCAACTCGGCGCTAAGAAAGTGGCCGGCAAGACGATGGAGCGCCTGAAGAAGCTTATCTGGCTGGCGGCACAGGACGTGAAAGCAGAGCTGGCGGGTAAGTATGTATACCAGCACCAGGATCTTGCAGCCCTGTGTGGCGTTAAACCTGATAACTGGTGCCATAACTACGCTGATTACTGGCGGACTATGTGCGCCATTTTTAAGCGGCTTGATAGCGACTCTCTTCTCTGTGTCGTGAGAACACGATCACAACAAAAAGCGACTTTTTCGCAGCAGGGTCTTGCAAAAGTCAATTAAATGCGTCATATTTGAGTCTACTTTGATATGCTGCCTTAACTTTAAGTGGCGGCATGAAGATGATAGTCACATACCAGTTTGTAAAATTAGCCTCGGCATCCCGCCGGGGCTTTTTTATGCCTGCGATCCGGTCAGGGCTCTTGGGTAGAGACGTGCCGCACGACACGTTAAAGCCCTCCGCGCAGAGCCCTGAACCAGATTGCATCTGTCGTAGTTTGGTAATTACGTCTGGCTTCCAACCAGAATATGCGGGTTCGATCCCCGCCAGATGCTCCAATCCCTCTACCTTGGGACCATTACGGCTACCGCGCCGTCACTTTTTACCCTTGGTATTTCTTCCCGCCTTGAGCGGGTTTTTTATTGAGCATGCCCAGACCCTCGGGAATCATCCCCGACGTGCTTTGTTGATAAATCAGCCCGCAGGGTCTGGGCCTCTTTTCCCCTTTACGCACAGCGCCATCCGTCATCAACGGAGGTGAGGTTATGACAAAAATGAGCACCATTTACAGCAGACTTTCATACGGCACCGGGACCGCACTGACGGGCTGCGGTGTCTCAGCAAAGGCGTATGCCGGGGCAGTTAAGGCAGAGGTATGGATTTTGGCCGACAAAATAGCGGGGATGACCCTGAGTGACTGGGCAATTATTGTCGGTATCGCCTGCACCATTACCACCTGTGGGGTGAACTGGTACTACAGGCGGAAAGAACGCGAGGATCGGCTCAATGGCTATGACACCAAAACTGAGGAATAGCGTTATCGCTGCCATCGGCGGTGGCGCCATAGCCATTGCTTCTGCGCTCATCACCGGCCCAACTGGTAACGATGGTCTTGAAGGTGTGCGTTATGACCCCTATCAGGATGTGGTAGGCGTATGGACTGTCTGTTATGGCCACACTGGCAAAGATATCATGCTCGGCAAGAAGTACACCGAGGCTGAATGCCGTGCGCTGCTCAGCAAAGACCTGAACACCGTCGCCCGCCAGATTAACCCTTACATCCAGAAGCAGATCCCCGAGACAATGCGCGGGGCGCTTTACTCATTCGCGTATAACGTCGGCGCTGGCAACTTCCAAACCTCCACGCTACTGCGCAAAATCAACCAGGGCGACCAGAAAGGTGCATGTGATCAGCTGCGCCGCTGGACTTACGCCAAGGGCAAGCAGTGGAAAGGCCTGGTAACTCGTCGCGAGATTGAGCGTGAAGTTTGTTTGTGGGGGCAGAAATGAGCCGGTTAACCGCCATTATGAGCGCCATTGTGATCTGCCTGATAGTCAGTCTCGGATGGTTGGCTAGCCACTACCACGATAACGCGACCGAATTCAAAAGGCAGCGGGACAAAGCAACCGAGCAACTCAGCCTGGCGAAAGACACCATCGCTGACATGCAGACCCGCCAGCGAGACGTCGCGGCGCTCGATGCCAAATACACGAAGGAATTAGCCGATGAAAAAGCTAAAAATGATGCTCTGCAGCGTAAGCTTGATAATGGTGGTCGGGTGCTCGTCAAAGGCAAGTGTCCAGTGCCAGCCGCAACCCAAACCACCGGCACCCCCAGCATGGGCGATGATGCCACCGTCGAACTCTCTGCAGTTGCTGGACGAAACGTTCTCGGTATCCGGTCCGGAATCCTCAGCGACCAAACAGCCCTGAGAGCCCTGCAGGAATACATCACCACGCAGTGTTTGAAATAAGGCATTCATTGAATGCCTGTGATAATGTTTCCCCATGTACTAATCAAGCGGGAAAAAAATGAATCAGGTCATTCTCATTCTTGAAGGGCAAAAGCCTCAGTCAATCAATGTCGCTGATGGTATTAAATCAGTCAGGCATCTTCTTTCTGATGGACGTGAGGTGTACATAGATATCATGACTGCTATCGTCAGGACTTCACACGGTGGGCAAGAGTCATACCTTGTTGCAACGGATATTGATGATATTTCTCCGCGAGAAATACAGCGCGCGGCGGAGTTATTGTTTCCCCGTACTTAATTTTGACTCTTCGAAGCCATCACAAAGGCCACCCACGGGTGGCTTTCCCATGTTTAGTTCTGCAGACACACCGATCCCCGGAATGGAGGTTCCGTTCACGTGGCAGGCTAGTCTGGAGTTAAACGCGAAGCTTTACTCTGCGCTGGGGCAGTGCAATCTGGATAAGACGGGGATTAGAAATATAGAGGAGAGCCGGTCAAAAAGTAGTGGGCCACGCTCAGAATGAATGCGGTGAAGAGATAGGTGATTGGGTGATTTATTATTTTGCTCGGCAAACTGATTTTCAACATTTATTCTCCTTTTTGATTATTGGGCTAAGTCTGATTTCTATTGTGTAACTTAATTTCACCCTGTGGCTGTTCCTACTCCGGTAACATTAAACTCTTACGCGGTGATGTATCTATACTCGCCACTATTAAATCCGCCGCACGTTGGACAAGGTCTCTATAGTGGGCCCTAATTCCTTCTGAACAGCCTTTGTCTCTTATAGGAGATAAATCCATTCACGCCGCTAGGTGTAATGAAAACAGTAATGGCGCTGCCCTGAGAGCAGTGCCGAGCAGATAAAATAAGGAATGGAGTATGAGCAAACCCGACTGGGAGGCCATCGAGACGGCATACCGGGCCGGGGTGATGTCTCTCCGTGAAATCGCATCGCAGCACGGCATCAGCGAAGGCGCTATCCGTAAGCGTGCCAAGCGTGACGACTGGTCGCGCGACCTGAATGCGAAGATTCAGCAAAAGGCTGACGACTTGGTGCGCAAGCGGGAGGTACGCAGGACGGTACGCAACGAAAGCACTTTGACCGAACGCGTACTGATAGAGGCGACAGCCGAGGTTATTGCAACGGTACGCATGGAGCACCGGGGAGACATCCGGCGGGCTCGCGAACTGACCAATACGCTATTCGATGAATTGGCCGGAGAGTGTGGCAACGTGGCCGCGCTTGAAGACCTGGGCGAGATGATGCGATCGCCTGATGACAAAGGCATGGATAAGCTCAACGATCTCTACCACAAAATAATCAGTCTTCCTTCCCGCGTTAAATCCATGAAAGACCTGAGCGACAGCCTGAAAACGCTTATCGGCCTCGAACGAGAGGCATACAGCATTGAGAATAAGGCTGAAACGAAAGAGGTCACGCATAACGTCATGCTGGTACCAACCAGCGATAACGTGGATGACTGGGAAGCGGCGGCGCAGAAACAACAGGGTGAGGTGCTCGGTGGATGAATTACAAAGCTGTATGGAAGCCACTGCCTGGATCACAGTCTCTGGCTCTGAGTTGCCCTTGTAACGAAATACTTTTCGAAGGTACTCGCGGACCCGGTAAAACTGCTGCGCAGTTGGCCCGGTTCCGGCGCAATGTTGGCGTGGGCTATGGCTCGTTCTGGCGTGGCGTCATCTTCGATACCGAATATAAGAACCTTGCCGACATCATCACGCAGTCGAAGCGTATGTTTCGTCTGTTCAACGATGGTGCTCGATATCTGTCATCTGCGAGCGAATTGCGATGGGTATGGCCCACAGGCGAGGAGCTTCTCTTCCGCTTCGGCAAAGAGGCAGACGACTACTGGGATTATCACGGGCAGGAATTCCCGTTCATTGGCTTTAACGAACTGACGAAACAGCAGTCCCCTGAATTCTACGAAATGATGTTCTCCTGCCGACGCTCATCGTTCAGGCCGGAAAACTACCCGCTGGAGAATGGCAAATTACTGAGGCCGATCCCGCTGGAGACGTTCAGCACGACCAACCCGTTTGGCATCGGGCATACCTGGGTGAAGAAACGCTTCATTGAGCCAGCGCCGCGCGGAACCGTGCAGCGAGACCGGCAAATGGTGTTCAACCCTCAGACAGAACGAGAAGAGGAAATCACGCTTACCCGCGTAGCTATCCACGGATCGTTTAAAGAGAACCCGTACCTCGACCCGCAGTACATCGCGACCCTGATGGCCATCAAAGACCCAAACCGGCGCAAAGCGTGGGTAGAGGGTTCCTGGGATGTGACTAGTGGCGGGAGATTTGACCACCTGTGGAATGAAGCGCTGCACGTCATTAAGCCATTCCGCATCCCGGATAGTTGGACCGTCGATCGCTCTCATGACTGGGGTGAGTCAAAGCCGTTCTCTAACCTCTGGTGGGCTCAGACCGATGGAACAGCCGCCGAACTACCTGATGGTCGACAGTTCTGCCCGCCTGCCGGTTCCCTTATCCTGATAGGTGAATGGTACGGATGCCCGCCTGACGAGCTCAACAAGGGCCTGAATATTTCATCCACTAACGTTGCGAAAGGCGTGGCGTGGATTGACAAGCGGCTGGTTGGTGAAGACGTCAACGAACCTGAAGAGATTCAAATCGACGGTGTCACGCAGGGCCAACTGAACATTGTTCCTGGAATATGTTCGGAAGTTATCCCGGGCCCGGCTGATAGCGCCATTTTCAACACTGGGGACGATGAGTTATCGATCGGCCAGAAAATGGAGAATCAGGGCGTCGAATGGCTGGAGGCCAATAAGAAGCCTGGCTCGCGAGTCAACGGAGCCTCGGTATTCGCTGACATGCTTGAGGCTGTCGTTGAGGGCAAAAAGCTGGAGTCTGGCATCCCGGAGAAGCCTGCCTTTTATGTGTTCGAGCATTGCCGAGGCTGGATTAGCCGCATTCCAGTGCTAGTTCGCGACAGCAAAAACCCAGATGACGTAGATACCCAGCAGGAAGACCACGATTGGGATGCAACCCGTTACCGCGTGCTGCACTCTCCTCGCCGTTCAGGGGCGATATTCTTCACATAAGGACAACTCAGTGAGTAACGATACAGAAATGCAAGTCCTCGCTGGGCTGATTGTGAATAGCCTCAACGAGGTCTCGCGATCTCGACAGCTTTATGCGACTGGTTTCAATAGATCAGGTAATACCAAGCGGCACCATCTGTGGTGTGAATTTGGCTATCCTGAGCGTCTCGACTTTGATCACTTTTACAACATGTATGAGCGCAATGGCGCCGCATTCGGTGCCGTCCATAAATTGCTCGATGCATGCTGGTCTGATAATCCTGTAATAGTTGATGGTGATGAGACGAAGAAGTCCAAGAAGTCGACGCCTTGGGAAAAGAAAGTCACCAAGCTCATGAAGAAGTACTGGGCTAAGGTGAAGGACGCGGATAGACGAAACCTTGTCGGGCACTACTCAGCCCTCATCCTCCAGTTTGCAGATAGCCGGGAATGGTCTGAACCAGTAAATCGCGAGGTTATGCGTAATTCGCGTGAGCGCGGCTTAGTAAAGATGATTCCTGCATGGGAATCACAAGTGAAGCCGGGGGAATTAGAGCAGGATCAGAAGTCTCCTAACTACGCCATGCCGAAGTTTTATTATTTCCAGGAGCAACCTGTTGGGGATAACGGAAATATTGTCGGGCCGATGCGTTCTATCAATATCCACCCAGAACGAATCATCATTTTTTGCGAAGGTTCGGAAGATGAATCTTCTTTGGCTGGCATTCCTTTCTTGCGTGCAGGCTATAACGACCTTCTTGACATGGCGAAAACCTCCGGCGGTAGCGCTGAGGGGTTCCTGAAAAATGCCAGCAGGCAGCTCGGCATCAACATGTCGAAAGATACCAAGATTGAAAAAATCATGGAGGATGCCAAGAAGGCTGGATATTCAGGTCTGGCGGAGGCGCTAAACGCCGCTATCCAGAAGCTTAACTCGGGAACCGATTCGGCTTTGGTTACCCAGGATGGTGAGGCTAAAGTCCTTTCTGTCGCCGCTGCCGATCCCAGCCCTACATGGACAGTGTCAGCGAACCAGTTTTCCTCTTCAGTTCAGATTCCTTTCACCATCCTTTTTGGTCAGCAAACAGGGAGGCTTGCTTCTGATGAGGACAAAAAAGATTTTGCCAAACGCTGTAACGGGAGGAGAAATGGATTCCAGACAGACCGTGTTACCGCGGTCATCGAGAGACTGTGGACTGTAGAGGTTATCGATCCGCCTAAGTCAGGAGAAATAACGTTAACCTGGTCTGATCTGCTCGCGCCAAGTGAGAAAGAGAAGATTGCCAACATGAAGGAAATGGCTGCAGTCGCGAAGGATACCCAGCAAGCCTACGGCACACCTGCTGTCGATGAGAATGAGGTCAGGGAGGCGGGGGAGCTCGAACCGCGCGAAGAAGTGAAAACTCCGGACCCAAACCAAAAGGTAACTACCGATGATCCTCTTTCCGATGAATCCGGAGCAAAAGGCGAAAGTCGGGACGCCAGTAGTGCCACGCAGTAAGGTTGACCCGACGCGATCGGCGAAGCAGGTCAGCGCAATGTTCCGGGATATCGAGGACCGGTATCTCGGCATCAAGCGCGCTCTGAAATCGCTCTTCGACCAGCGCCTGACCGGGAGAGAGCGAGAGGTTAACAGCCACAACTGGCACTTCCTGTGCCACGACCACGGCGAAGATGTGAGGCTCTACCAGGTCAATGCCGGCAAGTTCATCTATGACATGTCAGCGCAGGAGTTGGCTGATCTGCTCGAAGCGGTACAGGTAATTCTCGACGATTTCCTGCTGGAAGGCGGCGAACAAAACCTCTGGGCGATGGATTACGTCGCCGCAGAGGCGCAGCGCGGAACGCTGGAGGCCTTCAACAACCTGTCGCAGCAGTCGCAGGTGTACGCCAGCCAGACAACGCTACAGCAGCTTTTAAGCAGCCCCGGTTATCTGAACCAGATAGCGGCGGCCAGGCTGACTACTTTTAGCGACTGGAAGGTCATCAGCGACACCGCCCGCGGCGATCTGACCAACATCATTACCGATGCGGTCGCGCGCGGGGTGAATCCTCGCGAGACGGCCAGCGTCATCAGCAAGCGCCTCGATGTATCGATGTCGAAGGCCAAGACCATTGCTCAGACTGAGCAGGTCGGCGCGCTGCGGCAGGCGCAATGGAACGAGACGGACTGGGCTGCTGACCGGTTAGGTTTGAATACCGGCTTGCTGTGGCTGTCGGCACTCAAGCCGACCACGCGCAGCTGGCACGCCAGCCGTCACGGCAAGGTCTACACCACCGAGCAGGTGCGAGACTTCTACGCTGAGAACGGCAACCGGTACAACTGCTATTGCAGCCAGATTCCAGTGCTGCTCAACGACGACGGCAGCATTTTTAACGAAGGTCTCGCGGAGAAATTGAAGAAAGAGCGAGAGCAGTGGAAATTGGCAGAGGCTGCATGATACAAGGAGGTTTTGCGGAGGTTTTTATGGCAAAACCTGATGAGCCGTATCGTAAGTTGATTGTTGAGAGCTACTACCCAGCCAGTACCTCTGGTAGAAAAGGGAAGGTTCATATCAGGCCAACACCTGGACAATGGGCAAGCCCATCACTGGCTGTCGAATGTTCCAAAAAGTTGTCAGACTTGAAGTTGTACCCAATAGGTAGTCAGTTCGAAATTACTGCCAAACTGACCGACAGGGAAGAGGGCGGTGAATACATTTACAGTTCATTCCGATGGGAGTTTAAACACATTAAATAGGTCGCCACGGCGGCCTTTTTTATTGCCTGAAATCCACCAATGAGGACCCAGCATGAAACGCAATCGCGTTAACGTGCTGACCGTCGTCAACTCCGCTTCAAACATCACCACTGAAACCATCGACGGCAAGCCACATATCGTGGTTCGCGGCATCACGCCTGTTGTGGACGATATCGTGATGAACCGGAAGTTGTACCCGGCAGCAGAAATCGAAAAGGCCTACAACACGCTTGAGCGTAACCCGATGCCGCTTGGCCACCCGAAGGTTGACGGCAAGCATGTGTCTGCTCGCGATGTCCGGGCGGTGAATGAATATCACGTAGGCGCATGGCTGCAGAACGTCAGCCACGAAGGTGGGAAGGTGACGGGTGATATGTACGTTAACCGCCAGTACGCCGAGTCAAGCGAGAAGGGCAAGCGCCTGATTAATCGCCTTGATGAGATGATCTCCGGTACCAACTCAGAACCCATCCATATCTCTACCGGACTCCTATATTCCGGCATTGCCGCTAATGGTGAGTCGAAGGGCAAGAAGTACAACGAGATCGCCACCAACATGATGTTTGACCATGTGGCGGTGCTGCTCGATGAGCCTGGCGCCGGAACTCCGGAAGAAGGCGTGGGCATCTTCGTCAACTCAGAAGGTCATGAGCAGCAGATCGAAGTTGCTCGCCTTGCTGATGGTATCGACTGCACCCGCGAAGGTCTGCTCAACAAGACCAAATTCTTCTTCACCAACGCCTCCAACTTCTCTTTTGACGACATTTCACGCGCTATCAGCGACAAGTTGCGTGAGGGTGACACAGAAGATAAGTGGCTATGGCCAGAAACGGTGTGGCCAGACAGCTTCATCTACCGCGATGAAGCCAAGTATTTCAAACAGAAGTACCTCATCGATGACGACGGCAAAGCCGTGTTTGTCGGCGAACCTGTAGAAGTCGTGCGCAAACCCATTGAGTACGAGATTAAAACCAACGGAGAGAACGATCCGATGAAAGAACTGATTATCAATGCGCTGCAAGCCGCGGGTAAGCCGACTGAAGGCAAGTCCGATGCCGAACTGATGGACGCTTACAACCAGCTAGCGGCAGAGAAGGCGGCAGCCAAGAAAGATGGCGGCGACGAAATCGATCCCGCCACCGGCAAGCCTAAGAAAAAAGAGCAGGCCAGCAACAGCGAAGAAGCGCCGGCATGGTTTAAGCCATTTGCTGATGATTTGGCAGCCGTTAAGTCAGGCCTTGCCGTGAACGCTGACAAAGAGAAAGGCGAAAAACGCGCTGCCGTAAAAGCGAAATTCGGGCTGGATGACCTGGCGGTGAATGCGCTTGACGGCGCCGCCCTTGATGGCCTGTTTGCTCAGTGCCAGACCTCTACCGGCCTGAATGGTGCATTCCGTCCGGTCAACAACAACGATTCTTTCAGCGAAATGCCGGAGTAAAAAATGGCTAAAGACGGGAAACACGTAATTCACGCGGGCGGGATTTTCCCCAACCCGCAACTTAATCGTGAAGGTTCTGCGGCCGCAGCGTTTCTGCCGGGTACCGTTATCTTTTTCAGTGCAGCCAAGCCTACACCGTCTGTTGATGGCGCTGAAGACGCAATTCTTTACGTTGCTAACTACGACTATTTGCGCTGCAAAACGGTTGACGATGCCTATGCGATCGGTGACTGGGTGGTAAACATCCAGCCAACGCCGGGCGTTTTCCTCAACGTTCGCGCTGCCGCTGGTACCTACACCAAGGGCCAGCCGGTTTCTGTGGCCAATGGCCAAATTAAAGCACTGGCAGAGGGTGAAACCATCTTTGCCTATGTCGAAGAAGACAAGTCCCTGACCGCCACAGCAGGCGATCTGGTTCGCGTCGTGTTCAAGTAAGGAGAGACTGAATGTTTGTATTTTCCACCCGACGCGCGACTGAGACGGGCAACCTCGAAGCGAACCAGGCGCAGTTCAATGAGCTGCAACTGGCGCGCAATATGAGTGCTCAGGCCGTTGCTGATTTCGTATCCCGCACCCGCTGGCGCGGTGATGCGGCAAACACTCCGGCGCTGGACGCGACGAACGCTGTCGACGACATCCGCCGCCTGTATCGCGCTTATGATCAGACTGTGCTGGCTGAATTCGAACCGAATACTGAATTCACTCTGCTTAACGATCTGATCCCGTTGTCCCGCTCTGTCCGTCTTGAAGAGTCAGTGTACGAGTACGCTCGCACCGGCGGCCGCGGCTGGGCGCACACCTCTATGTCCGGACAGATTGGTGCGGCGCTGGATGCGCGCGCGTACACCTTCGACGGTACGATGGTTCCGATCCATGATTCTGGATTCAAATTCCAGTGGCGTGACCCGATTTTCAACAAAGGCTCCGCTCTGGCTTCTCTGGCCGACGCTCAGCGCGGTTCTGTTGATGATGTTCGTCGTCAGTACGTGGATTACGTCTTCAATGGCTTCCGTGATTCCGCTGGCAATTATATCGCCTTTGATGGCAAGACCTGGAAGGGCGTTAAAGCCGATGAGCGCGTACAGGTTGTCGATCTCAGTGCTTCCGGCCTGAATATCGACTTCACCAGCGCCAGCGCAACGGCGGAGCAAATTCGCAACGCTGCCATCGCGCTGCGTGACGTGATGAAGCTGACCAACCTGCAGTATGCGCAGCAGACCTGGTACGTTTCCGGGCAGATCATCACTAACCTGGAGCGCTACTTCAGCGATAACTACCAGTCAGACACCATTCTGCTGGAGCTGTTGAAGCTCTCCGGTATTGCTGCCATCAAAGAAGATGCGCAACTGACCGGTAACCAGATCCTGATTGTCCCGCTTACCGCCGGCGTTATCGCTCCGATTGTAGGTCAGGCCGTGGGTACCGTTGCGGACCCTCGTCAGTTCTACAACAGCGACTACGTCTGGCGTACCTGGGGGGCGATGGGCCTGATGGTTAAGACCGATATCAACAATCGCAAATCAGTTATCTACGCGCACAGCTAAGGGGCATTTATGGCACTGGTAAAAGTGGCTCGAGACAACCTACTTTCCGGTGCCAATCTCCAGAAGCTGGAGGTTGGCGCGCAGGTTTCGGTAAGCGGTGATGTCGCTAAACGTTGGGCGGCCGCCGGTCTGGTTGAAATCATTAGTGATGAAGATCAGGTGCTGGAAGTGGCTACGCCTGTTGATGATGCTGCAGAGCAGGCAGAGCAGGCAGAGCAGCAGGATGAATCTGCCAGCAAATCGAAGAAGGCGAAATAATCATGGCTGACCCAATCACAGCGGCAGACGTGCAGGCGTTCCTCGGTGAATTGGGTTACTCCATCCCGGCCGCTCTGCTCGATCCGATTCTCTGCGTGGTGAACAAGATCATCCCGTGCCTCGATGGTGCGGGATATGACGACTGCACGGCAAAGCTCATCCTGATGTATGCCGCTGCGCTCATGGCGACGTCTTCTGGTGCCCGGCGAATAAAATCGCAGGGGGCGCCGTCCGGGGCGTCGCGCTCGTTCGATTACGGTGACGATGGCATCACCTGGCTGCGCGACTCTCTGGCGAAACTGGATACCAGCGGCTGCACCAGTGAACTTCCAATCAGCGCCGGCAACAGTGTGGGCCTGTTTATGGTGGTCGGGGGCTGCTGATGGCGTGGGTTTCAGTTCAGCAAAGGCTGCCGCGGACGTTTACCCGGGTGTGGGTGATCACCGATACCGGCGAGCAAACGACGGCGTACTTGAAAAGCGACGGAGAGTGGTTCATCAACTGCGACCGCATACGCGCCACAGGCGCCGTTGTGCTGCGATGGAGGGAATAGGGTATGTCAGACAAAACCAGCGGTGGGAAAATCGACGACGATGCCACGTATGGCGATGCCGGTGATAGGTCAGAAACAATTCACGTTGGTGCCATTCATTACGATATTGAAGTCAGCATAGCTGGGCGGCTTCATATGGAAGTTCGCAAACTGATTGACGTTCACGCTTTTGAGCTAACTGACAATGGCGGATTTAATTATCTGTTCATCTGGATAAATGACCATGGACTGAAGTTCATGGGCGTTAGCCTCAAAACCTACGAAGAAGCGAAAGAGCACCTTATCAATTATGACCGAGAGAAAATCACTGGCCCTTCAGGACGATGTGAGCAAATTCCGGGATTGATAAGCGCGATTTCACGAAAGATTGAGAGGTTCTCACTTTGAGCTCGATAGCCTCGTGGTCATATACCGCAACAGCGACAATCTGGCGGCGCATACGCGATGCTGACGGTAGCGATACCGACGGCGGAGGTCAGCCGTACGGGTGGGAAGCACCGATCGCTATCCTCTGCGACTACCAGGGCGGACTCTCTGCAAAAATCGGTGACCTTGGCCGGGAGATCGTGGTTAAAAATACGATATGGACCGAGTACGCAACGGCGCGGGAGGGAGATTACATCCTGATCGGCGCATCGACCGATGCGGCTCCGCCTGATGAGGCCGATGAGATTCGGCAGATCGTCCAGTTCGCAGATACGTTCGAGCGACTGGCGGACGATTTCGCACTGATTACGGGAGTCTGATTATGGGCGCTAAAGTTCGCGGCATCCGCCAGGCCAAGGCCAACCTCGATCGCATCATCAAAGACGTCCAGGGGCGTAAAGCCGTGCGGGCAATCCAGTCTGCGATGCTTATTGGCAGCGCGCAGGCCGCGCTTTACACCCCGATCGATACGTCGACGCTCATCAACAGCCAGTTCCGCGAAATCATGGCTAACGGCACCAGGGTAACCGGGCGCGTTGGTTATTCCGCCAACTATGCGGTGTATGTTCACGACCCGGCAGTGAAACAGGACTTCCGGCGAGCAACGGCCCGCAAGGAGTTCTTAACGAAGGGCTTCGAAGATACCCGCAGCCAGATTGACGCGGTGGTGAAGAAGGAGTTGTCGTTATGAATCGCACTATCCATTTTGCCGGAGATGGCCTCGGCCCTCGCAAAGTATTTGTGAATGGCAACCAAATCGACGGGGTATTTTTTGCTGATATCCAGCGCGGAATTGTTCGATATCATCCAAGGCCATTCAGAGCCCATAAGCGCCGTAAAGGTGAGCTCTACGAGCGTACTTTAAAGGGACGCGTAGAAGTCTTTCCATGTGGAGAGGCACAATGACCCCTCCGATGTATATGCGCCTCAAAGACCTGTTTGTGGCTGAGGGGCTTACCGCGGGGTTTAAAGTCCAGTGGCGGCAATGGCGCGATACTGCGAAAGACACGGACCAGTTCATCGTGTTCAGGTCTTCCGGCGGTACCGATATCACCTTTGACCTCGGCGGAGACTGGTATGTGATGGTTGATGTGATCTCCTCGAAGGCGAATCCCGATGCTGCTGACGCCGCGGTAAACGCCATTGTCGAGTATATCAGCGCGCAATCCGGCGCCGATGATTGCGTAGGCGCGCTACGGCTTGTCGGCAATGTGCCGGCGCCGATCCCCACCGAAGAGGGCAGATTAGTAACCCGGCTACTCGTCTCCTGCACATACGGCGAATAATCGCCAGAATCACCCATCAGGCTGCCATATGGCGGCCTTTTTTAATTGAGAGGCATACATGCAAGGCTGCGCTAATGACACCGGCAAGCTGATTGGTAAGGTGGCCGTGCTCCGCATGGCTTTTGGCTGTGCTGATACGGTTCCTGCGCTTTCCGAATGGAAGCGACTCGGCGCCATGACCACCAAGGGCTTTGACTACTCCATGAATACCGTCACCTCTGAGGCTGACGATACGAAAGGTCTGGTTGAGAATCTGGTCAACAACATGGACTTCACCATCTCCGGCGAAGGTGAGTTCCGCAAGAAAGACAAGACGACGGAAGTTGGCGCTATTGCCATTTCGAAATATATTTTCGATGAAGTGCAGGCCGGCCGACAGCCGACAGTCTGGGTCCGCTTCGACTTCACTGGTGAAGACGCTGGCACTTATATCATGGGCTACTTTAACACCACCTCCTGGTCTGGTGATTTCGGCACCACGGATATTTCGACCTTCTCTGGGGAATGGAAAGTCTACGATGCCGATACTGTCGTCTTTGAAGTTGCCGGCCCGGCGCTGGCGTTCACCACCAACCTGCCGACGACCAAGAGCGTGACGGCCGGATCGGCGCTGAATATGTCGGTAGTGGTTGAGGGTGGTACAGCGCCTTACACCTACGTCTGGAAGAAAGATGGCACGGTTGTCAGCGGGCAAACAACGGCGACCTTCAACAAGGCCAGCGCTGCTTCCGGTGATGCCGGGGTTTATACCTGTGAAGTCACCGATTCCTCCGCGACACCAGTCAAGATCACGTCTGCATCCTGCTCGGTCACTATCAGTTAACCACCAGGCCATTTCGTGAATAGTACAAAGGGCGTTCTGCGCCCTTGATACTGTTTATGGAGCGACTATGACCCCGATTAAAGAATTAGGCGAATGCGTTATCAGTACCGGTGACCGGGAATTCTTTTTCCGGCCGTCGTTTCGCAACATGGCGCGCATTGGAGAGCCCGAGGAAATTGTCCAGGCGTTCTATGACCTGTGCAATGATGAGGCGACGCCATTCGTGCAGCGCGCAGCTGAGGCCTATATCCGCGATGAGTACAGCCGCCTTCCTGATTGCGTCCTGCGGTTTATGCAAAGCGGGATTCTGTCACGCAAAGCGATCATGGCGGCTCACACGGTACTGACAGCCTGCTGTGACGACGATATAGGCGATCTGGTTGGCTGGATGAAACCGGGGAAATCACGTAAGCGTGGCTTTGTATGGCGCCCGGGCAGCATGCCGCCGGAAAGTATGGTCATCGTCGCGCAAAACCTGATGATGCACGGCATCATCGGCAAAGCGAAGGTGCGCAAGCTGCAGCGTTACGAAACGAATGAGACAACAGCAGAATTCCGCGCAGCCGACTACATCATGGCGGCCCGCAACCATTTCGGTATAAGCCGGGAAGAGGCTGAGAACCTCACGATGACAGAGTTCGCCATGATGATTAACGCCAAATACCCAAATCAGAACGGCTTCACGCGCGAAGAGTACGACACGGTCATGGACGAAGACGATCGCCGCTGGCAGGCGATGATGGAAAGTCAGGCAAATCATTAAGCGAGAAATTAGCAATTCGTGCTATTGAAAAGTTTTTTCACATTCATTCTGGTTCACCATGGTTAATCACATCTCATCATAGTTAATGATAGATAACTTATCGTAAATGGATGAAATTTATAGCCTATTTACATGAGCGTCCGCAGGCGATTTAATGACTCCAGCAGGCGCTCTTTAACAATTAGTTGCGAGTTTTACTTTTCGTCATCCAGATATCCCATGCGTCTACCAAGTATTGCTGCAAGTCTCCTGGCGTGCTCTTCACCTTCGCGCAGGATTTCCGCCGTGAACGGATCTTTTTTCGCAAGAGTGGTTAAGAATATTTCTTTTTCTTCAGGCGTTGAGGTGGCATTAAAAGCAGCCTGAGTTGAGTCGAAGTCAACCAGATCGCTTTCAGAAATAGCCTTATCGGTATCAAGCGCCTCTTGAAGTATCTGAACGATCTCTGAGTTCATTGACCTGCCGTTGGCCTTGGCGCGCTCAGCTATTGCTTCACGCATTCCTGAGGGCAGCCTTACGTTAAACCTGTCCATTTCTTGGCTAGGGAATCTGCTCATAAGTCCTCAAATTTGCAATTATGACGACAAACAATAGCACCAACTTGACATCGTTTAAAATGGTGCTAAATTGGTTGTAGAACCAAGTTGACACCATAGAAGGAGATAGTAGATGCAAGACGTACTCTATACCGGCCGCAAGAACGACAGTTTCCAGCTTCGTCTGCCAGAGCGAATGAAGGAGGATATCCGGCGCTTAGCTGAAATGGATGGGATTTCGATTAACTCTGCAATTGTGCAGCGTTTGGCAAAAAGCCTGCGTGAGGAGCGCATGAATGGTCAGTAAAAACAGCGAAGCCCCATTGGCGGCAACCTTTGGGGCTTCTATCGAAAATAACCGCGAAGGAAACATCGACATGAACAGTGTACAGAACAAAGAGCTAAGTTTCCACAATACCAATTTTTCATATATGGAAATGGGCGGTCAGGTCTGGCTTACGGCTGCTGAGGTTGGTCAGGCTCTGGAGTACGCTGACGATAAAGCCGTGCAGCGCATCTACTCACGCCATGCTGATGAATTTACAGCACAAATGACAGGGGTGGTCAAACTGACCACCCCTTCAGGAAAGCAGGAAGCGCGCGTTTTTTCTCTGCGTGGCGCCCATCTTGTAGCGATGTTTGCTCGCACGCCAAAGGCCAAAGAGTTCCGCCGCTGGGTGCTGGATATTCTGGATCGGGAAGTGGCGAATTCGCCGATTGCGAAGCAGTTCAGTGATGATGAGCTTTGCTCTTTGGCATGGTTATGGCGGGCCAGCGACGTCATGCTCAAAGCCTGCAATAGCGTCACACCATTACTGAGAGTGGCAGAGCATCGCCAGGCAGGACACTTTCATTCAATCGGTCAGGAGTATCCGAGATCGATTAACAAGGCAAGAGAAGTGATTAAGCGCGAGACAGCACATATCGAATTTCACCCATGGAAGGATGATAACTGGAGCAGGGTATTGCCGCACCTGCGTCAGGAGATGTTGCAATGATGCATAAATAGAAAAGCCGACAGTTCGCAGCTGCCGGCTATCCATAAATCTGTCATAAGGGTCCAACCAATGACTTCATTAAATTTAGCACCAAAAAGCAGTGTTGTCACCGATAAAACCATTGACTCCCAGTCGTTGTTACTGATGGTTAATGATGCTCGCAAGCAGTGTGGTGAGAAAGAAGTCCGCAATAATGACTTTATTGCTCGCATTAAGGATGAGTTGGAAGGTGAGCACTACGAAATTTTCGTAGTTCAAAAAGCGAACAAAACCATCTCTGAAAAAGTCGTAATGTCCATCAAGCAGGCACTGCGCGTGGCTGCACGCGAGTCTAAGGCCGTTCGCCGTTCTTTGGTTGATAAGCTGGAAGACATGCAGGCTATCCAGGTGCCTTCTAAAAGCACTTCAGGGCTTACTGAATATCGGCTTGCCAAAGCTGAACAACTCAAAGCTCAGGCGCTGGAGAAAAACATCGCATCGGCCCGCGAGCTGATGTCAATGTTCCCGCGGCTTGGTGAATCGGCTAACCAGGTGATCGTAGCCACCCTTGTTAACCCACTTCTCGGTCATGAAGTTGTGCCACTGCCGGCGATTGAAGAGCATTACTCAACGGCGGGTGAAGTAGCGGCGCAGCTCGGTTGCACTGCGAACAAGATCGGTCGCGTTGCCAATAAACACAACCTCAAAACGGAGCAGTACGGCAAGTTCTTTCTGGATAAGTCGAGACATTCGGATAAACAGGTTGAGGCTTTCCGGTACAACGCCGAGGGGGTTCAGGCACTTCGCCATCTGATCCATGGTGCTGATGTAGCGTAACTATCTGAAAAACATTCAAAGCTCAATTTTGGGCTTTGCTATTTAAACCCGCTTAACTGCGGGTTTTGTCGTTATCTCTGGATATAAGATCAGTTCATGGGAAAACTCGCAGCATGCTAGATTGCCTGGAGGCATTAATTATTGGTGATCTGGCGTGGACGATGAAAAATCAAGGCAAAGAGAATTAGAACTGACGCTTCAAAGACGCTTAGAGAAGGTAACTCCGGACTTACTTTCTGAATTTTTATTCAAGCGGGGCATAGAGGTGTTCAGGTGCCTTTTGTGCGGAAGTGAGGATATTGGTATCCCTCAATGCAATGTGCATCAGTCAGGACCCGATGGTGCGTCGTCACGATCTTTTGTCGATTACATAAAGTTAGATGCGGGTGGTCCTAGGTTTTCTCTCATGCACTACCAGTATCGGATCATTTGCCGAAACTGTGGATTTACGCATCATGTCGCTGTTTGGCCAGTATTAAAATGGATTGAGGATGGTGATAACGATGCCAAGTAGAGAAAGGGATCCTGATGTTTCATATATGGCTGACTACCCAAGATTTAATGGTCGTGGGGGTGGTGGCGGAGGTGGTGACATGCATGACAGGATTACCCGTATTGAGACGGTTGCTGAAAACCAGGAGAAGCTAATCAGCGATACAAGAGCTGATTTGCGTGGCATTCGGTCTGACATGAAGTCCATGGAAAACAGGATTGTTGACAAAATGGACGAAAATCAGAAGTGGCTGGTTGGCCTTTTGGTATCGGCAATACTGGTGCCTTTGTTCATCGCGTTAGTTACTAAGTAGCGTTGCGGCGGGTTTTGTCGTATCCATCTACCTCTGCTACGATTGCCGCATCATTTACTGATGGGGATAGGGATATGAGGAAGTTTCTGTTAGTGGCTTCGCTTTCGTTGGCATTCAGCACAGCGGCGTCAACAAGCTATACAAAAGAACAGCTTAATTCAATGGCCGCATCAGGACAGTATCCTGAGCAAGAGTCTCCCGTAACTAAAAGTGTGCAGGTGGTTGATTTTGATCACTGCAAACAAGATGCGTATAACATTTTTAGCCAGATTAGTGATAGTTATCCTGCCAATGTAATAGTAGATACGAATGTTCTTTACATAGTTAAATTCTGGACCAACGATGGAACAGTTATGATCTCCTGTTCTGAACCGGATGGAAAGAAGGTTGTAACGTCGTCTGCTTACAAATAAAGGCCATTAAAATGATGAATGAGAAGTCTATTCATAAAGAGTGCGGGGTAGCGATGTGAGGCGGTTAATCATTATCGGGCTACTTTTCTTGTCACACTTTTGTTATGCAAAATCTGATACTCAGCTCATTAATGATGCAAAAGAGGCAGTAAGAAAAGAGTTATCTCAGAAGTATAAGCCGGGAGACTGCGAAAGATGGCGATTACTTGAAGCTAGCGGTAAAGCCAGAAGTGGCTCTGCTGTCATTATTTGTGACAGTAATTTCAACCCATTGTTAGGACTGTATTTCTCAGAGATAAAGGTTTTCAGGAATGAAAACTCAAACGCTGTCTGTGGTATTGTCTCTGGACATACCGATATAAGTAAAATTGGAGGTCGGTTCGTTTATACAGATGGTGATGCAGGGCATGTTTTCATTAAGAAATCAAAAGAGCCTGCTTTCTTATCTGATAAGAGCGAAATCGGTCGCAATGCACTGAAGATACTGGATCAGCAATTAAAAATTGAGTCCAGAAGCTGCGGCTAATGCAGAGTACGTAATTGGTAACTAATTACGAAACTTTCGTAGACAACACAAACCTCGCTCCGGCGGGGTTTTTTATTGCCTGGAGGATACATGGCGGAAGGTGAAAATCTTGGCGGAGTCTACATTGAGATTGAGGCCGATGTTGCAAAATTGCTTACTGGTCAGCAGCAGGCGAATAAAGCCCTAGATAACATTGGCGATAATGCACAAAAAACATCAGGGCAATTCAAAAAGCTTGATACGCAACTTAACGCTACCTCGAAAGTGATGTCTTCAGGGTTAAGAGGGAGCGTTCAGCAGGCAGGTTATCAGATCCAGGACTTCATCGTTCAGGTCCAAGGTGGTCAATCTGCATTGGTAGCATTTAGTCAGCAAGGGTCGCAGCTGGCTGGAGCATTCGGGCCGGGGGGTGCTATCGTCGGGGCGCTAATCGCGCTTGGAACTGTTGTTGCAGGGACTTTAATTTCTTCTCTCAATGGTGGCAAAAGTGCAATGGATGCGCTTAAAGATGCCGCCGAGAGGATGAACGACGTTATCTCAGTTTCCTCTCAGGGGATCGCTGCACTTTCTGACAAATACGCAAACCTTGCCAGGGTTAATGTCACGGCAGCAACACTGCTGAGAAATCAGGCTCTGATTGAATATAACCAAGCCATCTCGAAAATACCTAAAGCGATAGGAGAGGCGGCTGACTCTGTTCTTTCGTTTGGAGATAAGGCCATATCAGCGTTAGCTGGCGGTTATGCTTCCGTTGAAGGGTTTAATGATCGCCTAAATTCGCTAAATATAACGACTAGCGATTACTCTTCTGCAATGAAACAGGCATATGGCGCAGGAATGAATTTCCGAGCAACGGCTGACTCTATCGGTAATACAGTAGGTGCCGTAGCCTCTAAGTTGGGTATTTCTGAAGAGGCGGCGTTTGGGCTTACTAAGCAGCTCGCAGATCTTAGTGACAACCCGTCTCCGCAGGCACTGCAAACACTAGTTTTGAGAATTAATGAAATCATCAACTCCTCAAAAAATGCAAAGCCAGAGTTGATTGAGCTATACAATAAACTCGCAGATTTGTCTACCAGCGCATCAAATGCCGCCGTTAATTTTGAGATACTGAAAAAATCAACAGATAACCTGACATCTGGGCAAAAAAGTTTAATTCAACAGTCCGAAAGGAATCTGGCGTTATCTAAATTGCAAGGTGCAGCAAGGGCAAAATTAGCGGCTCAATATGCAGCTGAGGACGCGGGATTCTCGAAAGACGATCCGCACACCAAGCGAATGATGGATGATGCTGCCGCGACTTACACCAATCTCGATTCGCATAAGAAGCTGACAGCGGAGCAGAAGAAAGGTGAGAGTCAGGCAGAGAGAAATGCAAAAGTTGTCGAAGAGTACAGCCAGAAAGCAAAATTGGCTGCCGATTCTACAAGCGAACTCTCGCGCGAACAGGCGATACTGGCAGCAAAACAGAAGTTAACGAATGCTACACCGCAGCAGGTTGCTCAAGTTGAACGTGATGCAGCGGCGGCATGGGATACGGCCAATGCTCTCAAAGCCCAAGCCGCCGCTCAAAAGCTCCTCCCTGAAACAAGAGAGAACGCCTCTTATCAGCAGGATATGAAGGATCTGAAAACTGCTCTTGATGGGAAGAGGATTACCCAGCAACAGTACGATCAAACCAGTGAGCAACTGGAGGCTCAGCATCAGGCCAACCTTGCCAAAATACGCTCAAAGCAGGTGGTTAACCCCACTCAGCAGGCACTTGCCGAAGTTGACCCGGTGCAGCAGTTGGCCAACCAGCACGCGCAGGAGCTGGCGCTGATTCAGCAGTTCGAGCAGCAAGGGGTTCTCGCTCATGAGAATGCATTGGCGCTGAAAAATGCCGCTGACCGGCAATATGAGCGGCAGCGGATCGCAGCTCAATGGGAAATCCTCAGCCAGCAGAGCCTCGGCTATAACATGCTGACGAGTGCGGTGGATGCGTTTAGCGGGAATGCCTCCAATGCAATCACCGGCCTGCTAACCGGCACAATGTCGGCACAGGAGGCGATGCGGTCGCTCGGCAACACCATACTGAACAGCGTGATCAACAGCATTGTTCAGGTTGGCGTGGAGATGCTGAAAAACTTTATCATCGGGCAGACAATCGGGGCGGCATCAACTGCTAACGGATTGCTACAGGCATCCCTGTTAACCAACGCATGGACACCGGCAGCCTATGCCGCCTCCGTGGCTACAGGTGGTGCAGCCGCAAAAGTGGGGGCCGTGGCCTATGGTTCTGGGCTGGCAACATCAATGGCTCTAAGCACTGTATCTGGTGCTCGCTACAATGGCGGCCCGGTATCAGCCGGCGGCCTGTATCAGGTCGGCGAGAAAGGTAAACCAGAGATCTACCAGGCCAGCACCGGCAAGCAGTACATGATCCCCGGCGATAACGGGAAGGTCATCAGCAATAAGGATATGCAGTCAGGAGGAGGGATCAGCGTGCAGGTGAACGTCATCAACCAGTCTACCGGTGCCACTGTACAGAGTGCCGATGGCTACATGCAGGACGGTAGCGCAGTTGTGGACTTGCTGATCACCGACATGGAAAGAGGCGGCCCGGTATCCTCTCAGATGCAGCAGACATTTGGACTAAGCCGCAAAGCGCAAGGTGCTTACTAAACCAAACCCGCTCCGGCGGGTTTTTTAATGCCCGGAGGAAACGTGGCAACAGTTCAATACCCTCCGTTCCTGCCGCTTCCCCAGCGCGCCGATCAGAACATGACGCAGGATACAGCCTGGCAGACGACGCAGACGGCAGTCGGTCCATTGATAATCACGCCGATCACCACGGACCTGAAAGCAACCTGGACGCTGCAGTGGATATTCACGCTCGCGCAGGCCGAGAGGTTTAAGTCGTGGCTTCGCTCGCCGACGTACTGCGACCGCGGGCGTAACTGGTTCCAGATGCCGATCGACCTGGGTGATACGCAGGGAGTTCAGCAGCAGACGCTGCATTTCGTCGATATGCCGGTGCAGACCAGCAAAAACGGCAACATTGTCACCTGGACCGCAACGGTTATCAGCAACGGTATCGAGGACATTACCGAGGACTACGACGACTGGATTGTTGAGGCCCAGCCGGGCTATGGATACTGGCTGGATTACCTGATCACCGAAGTTATGCCGAGGGCTGACTGATGCCGACATTGAGAGAGTGGAAAGAGCGGCGGCCGGCCAGCGATATCAAACAGACGGTGGAGTTTTATCATCCGGCTTTCGGCTATTACCGGGTGGTCAATAACCTGTTTCGCCCGGCGACGTTTGGCGGGAACTCATTCGAGCCTGCGCGGTTCAGTGTGACCGAGCCAGCGCAGGACGGAACGGCGGTCATATCAATGACGATCACTTTTGTCGCCGCGACGGAGCATGTCCGGCAGACACTGAAAAACTGGCGCGGGGCGGCGCGCATGACGCCGATAAAGTGCCTGTATCAGCAGTGGAATGCGATCGGTGATGCATCATCCCTGAAAGACTGGACGCTTTACGTGAACGACATTTCAGCCGATGCCAGCAACGTCACCGTGACCGCCGGAAAGACTAACCCGCTGACGCTGGCCAACTCCATCATTTACACCACGAAAGACTATCCCGGGCTAATCACCGTATGACACAGAGCGACTTTATCGGGCTTGTTAACGGCAAGCCCTGGGCTAACCGCGCCTGCAGTTTTGAGCAGGTGGACTGCTGGGGCCTGGTGGTTCTCTATTACCGGCATGTGCTCGGCCTGGAGCTGCATCACATCGCCGGCTACGAATCGGGCGCGGATTTCATCACCTGCTATGAACAGGAGCACGCGCACTGGCGGTGCGTGCCGGTGGCGGCCACCGGATGCATCGCCGTTTTTTACCGCGGCGAAGTGCCGGCGCATATCGGTGTGATGATCAGCCCGGTTAAGTGCCTGCATGCCCGCGGGGAATTTGGTTTCGTGCGCTGCGATAGCCCGCTGGCATTACTGAAGGTTTACAGCAAAGTGGAGTACATGGTGCATGGTGCGATATGAGTTACAGAGGCTGCCTGGCGCGCCGCTGCAGCGTGGAACAGTAGATGTCGACACCACACTGGTGAGCCTGCTGGATTCCCTGCAGCTGCACCGCGATGTTATCGTGAAACTGAATGGCAGAGAGCTGCCGGACGATTACGATATCAGCCGGCCACTGCGATCTGGCGACGTCGTGGCTGTCTTCGACCAGCCAGAGGGCGGGGTGGGAAAGCTCATCACCACGATATTACGTCCGGTCACGAAAATCCTCTCTGGCGCGCTGAAGGTGTTCGGCCTGTCAAATAAGCCCAGCGCGTCAGTATCGGTGGCGACAGGCGAATCCCCCAATAATGATCTGACTGGCCAGACGAACCGCGCGCGACTCTACAAGGGGCGCCCGAACATTTACGGCCAGTGCCGCGTCTTTCCTGACCTGATTCAGGAGGCGCTGTTCGAGTTTGTCGACAATAACAAACAGCTTACGGAGTGGTTCGAGGTCGGTTACGGGCGGTACACCATCTCCTCGATCCGCTACTCTGAATCGAACCTCGGCAGCCTGGCGGGAGCCAGTTCTGCGATTTATAACCCGGGTGACGTGATCGGCACGATTGAGGTGGGGTATCAGTTCGATGACGTCGATAACGAGACCGTGCCGGGACTGAATGAAAGCGAGGATTTCCCGGCCCAGACTGCAACCACGACGGCGCCGACATCGGTGGCGATCGAGAGTAATCAGCTAAAGGCTGTCGTGCTGTCGAACGATGACAACTTTGCCTACTTCGCTGCGCTGGCGGTGCCGCATCCAGTTTCATTCGTCATCAATGCCACCTGGAACGATGGCGGCACAAGCGTCACTCGGAATGTCACCGGTGCCGGGAACATCATCTCCTCGGAGAGCTTTATCGGCGACGATACGCTGTCGTACACGACGTTCTATATTGGCGAGCTCTCCGGAGAGATTACATCTCTGCCGGGCAATGCGGTTATCAACGCGACGCTGTTCACACTGAACGATCAGACACCACTTGTTATCGGACCTTCAGTGTCGCCGATCGTCTCGACGCAGGTATGGGTGCATGTGCTGGTTCAGCTCGGCGCGACGGCCGGCACAACGCAATACCGGATCAAGTTCTGGCAGGTCGATGACGACAACAATCAGGTGCCTGGCACGTCAGAGCAGCATGATTATTTCTTCGATAACGACTTCCAGGTGACGACCCGGTATTTCCGCACAACGCATAAGTTCGTTCCGGCAGCCGGGGCGGGGCGTTATGCGGTCACTATCGAGCGCCTCGACAACAGCAATGACGCCAACGTAGTGACACTGATGGCGATCCATGCGGTGAACGTGCGCGAAAACGTCGTGTATCCGGAGGACACGATTGCCCGCATCACTATTAAGGGGGCGAACGATAGCAACAGCAATCGCGAGCAGAAGTACAACATGCTGGCGCAGCGGCATACCATCAGCTACGACCGGACAACCGGCGCGGTCGATTATACGCTGCGGCCGAGTCGCTCGTTTGCCGACGCCATCCTTCACGAATGGGTGGTTGTCGGTAAGCAGGACGTGGCCAGTATTGACGTCGCGGCTCTGTATGCCATTGCCGATTCGCTGCCGGATGAGGCGCTTGGGTATTTCGATTACACCTTCTCGGATGAGAAGCAGCCTCTTGGTGAGCGCATAGCGACGATCGCCAATGTGGCCCGCGTTGACGGCAATAACATTGGCGATGTGCTGACGTTCTGGCGTGATGAGAAAGTGACAAATCCCGATGCGGTTTTTGCGCGCTCAAATATGTTCTGGGATGAGTACAAAGTGGCCTGGCAAATGTCTCTCCCCGGTGGTTACGACGGCGTGGCGCTGGATTACGTCGACCCGCTGACGAACAAGAAGGCTTACATCTACCTGCAGATCGACAGCAGCGGCATCACCGAGGTTGAGGACGCTACCGTTAACGCGATGCAGATCAGCCTGGACGGCTGCCGGAACGCCACTCAGGCGACCGATCGGGCCTGGCTTGAGGCGAGGAAAATCCTTTACTCACGCCTGACCATGACAGTGAAAGTGCTGGAGTCGACGCAGGTGGTGCGAGGTACGGTGGTTCAGTGTCCGGACATGTACGACAACGCGCAGCAGACTGGATACATCACCGGGCGCTCCGGGGATGTGTTCTCGACGTCAGAGCGTATCGACTTCTCACTCGGCGATATGTGGGTGGTGATGACCGACAGCCTCGGCAATTACCGCGGGCGCTGGCGAGCTTATCCGGTAAGCGGCAAGCCAAAAGCATTTCAGGCTGCAGCTGATACCTTCGATCTGAACATTTATGACCGCGAAAATGTACAAAACCCCAGCCGGTATTTCATCGCTACCGACTCGGAACTGAACTCCACAATCTGGCGCGTCGATAGCGCCAAACCCAACGGTGACGATACTCAAACGCTATCCCTGACTGAGTATTCAGACTCGATTTATCCGTAACACACAGCAGTAATTACCAACCTTCGCGCACACCATCAGATTCATGTCTGAGGGCTTAGTGCGCCTTTTATAGGGCGACATGCACAATGGCAGAAGTACCGTTACCAACTCCCACCGACAACCCGGTACCAAGTACTGATATTCGGGACGCAGTTTATGCAGGCGCCATGCTGGATAAGGTTGTCACCAGTACCGACCTGACATACACCGATCGCCTCGGCGGTGAGCATTACACCGTAGACGGAATTAAGGCGGAAGGGGATAAGGTCGTTGAGGAAACCCGGCAGAACTTGATCCCTCTCAGCCGGCAGTACATGACGCTGGCGGCGGCGCAGGCGGATATTGCGAACATCCCCGAAGGGAGCACAACCTATTATCGCAGTCCTGATGATAGCGCACTGGCTATTGAAGTTATAAATAACGGCGGGACGCTGGAGCCAACCGGAAGGAAAATGCCTTCGTATGATATGGTAATTCAGGCTGTGCTCGCTGAATTCATGGAAAGATCATCCATTATTTTCGAAGGTGAAAATTCATCCCTCTTGTCATTATGTGATTATTTTGGTTATGAGGTCGGAAAAGTAACCGAAAATAGTTTTGAGACCAGAAAGGTTAAGATAATTCAGATGGATTCAGGACCTGGATTCATGCTGGCTGATGATTTTGGTAATGCGGTAGATGTTTTGTCAGAAAGATTTACTTTGGTTGCCGGAAATAACGAGCTGACAGATTCAGAGTCGCTTCTTTCCTTCCCTGACGAATTCGGTAACGAGCTGATTCTTGTAGACAGCAAAGGAAGGCAAAGGGTAGGTGATAATCTTATTTTTGATGCACCAGACTGGGCGCAATGTACAACCGACCCATTTGGATTTGTAATATTTGGGTATAAATTAGATGGCACATTTGTGGGAAAGGATAATGGCGGAAGTGGTGGCGAGCCAGTTCCGTCAATTCTTGAAACCGGCTCTGTCGATCACTGGCTTTTTGGTTATCCTGACACATCTATGATGGGAAGGGTTCACGGAAGAATCCTCTCACCTCAGTCAACGCCAGAATTTAATAAAAACTATGTATCTCTGTCAGCATGGGGAGGGGCTTTAGTTACAGATATTCCTGATGCAGGGGAATATACAGTTTGTGCAGTAGTTAGAATTCCTGTTCAATCTCCGCAAAGTGATTGCGTGGTAGTATATGGCACCCAAAATGGGTATTCGCCTCGTGACGATGACGATACCTATACTGGAAACCAGATCTCTCTCTTTTCTGACAGAGACGACCGTCGCTGGGTTCGTTCAAAAACATCCGGATACAGAGCCACTTTCAGACGCTACCCATTCGATCAGACTCCGGTAGATAAATGGCTATTTATCTCGCATGTAGTAAAACTAACAGGTTCTGGTCACCGCTATCAGGTTATTAGTATTAGCGGCGAGTATTATCAGGTGCTAAGAGAGGCTGATACTGACAGACTTATATTGTCTTGCAGGAATATTGCCATTGGTAATGCGTACTGTGATGTATCTATGTTTAAAACTAAAGGTCTTGATGTAGCTGAGTTTATTTATTTCGATTCTGCATTATCAATGCAGGATGTTAATACCGTTTATCTTAATTCTCGTCAGCGCATGGCTGAAAGAGCAATCAACTTACAGTAAGGGGCTATTCATGGGCGTTGCAATTATGGCAGCAGGTACGGACGCAGCAGCATATTCAAATAATTATATTCCACCGGTAGCCAGCCCTCTGGTATGGGGAAACCTTGAGAGTTCTGCGATCCCTGAGTCAAGACGTAGCAAAAACTGGGGGAGTGCCGGCGGTAATTTTTCATTGTCCGGTAACGCTGCATTTTCATCTGTAGGCGTGTCAGCAGCAGCAGGAGTAGACAGCCGTTTGACGTTAGGCACATTTTCACCTGATGCTTATACCATGATCGGTTTGGTCGATGTTGGTGTTAGCGCTGGTATTATGCGCCATCGGGATATCCGCCTTACTACCAGTGCAGATAAAAAACTCGGGCGCTCAATGACTGCAGGGAGCGTCGTGTCAGATATAGTGTTGCCGGCAAGCGGCGCATTTGTTGTGTTTTTACAAGGCGATTTAACTGGACATGTTTTTGGCATGGCGACGCGAAACTCGGTAACCGCGGCGACTGCCAGCACTGCCGTTAATACAGGCACCTCATCCACATTCCTTGGCGGAAGTAATGCCAGCAGTGCATTTGCAGCGTGGTCAGGGTATGGCGTAGCGTTATATCCACGCAAATTAAGCAATACAGAGATCATGCTGGTTGCTGAGCGCCTTCTTAAAAGAGCTGCGTATCTGGGGGTAACGGTGAATGGCTGATCTGTCGATCTCTGTAATCTCTGATCAGGCCTCTGAAAGCAATCAGGCGGGGTGGTGGCACCCCGTCGATAGTTTTCAGGGCCTTGAATACTATGGGCTGTGCAAAGAATTTGGCACGGCTGGTTATCATCAGGTCGAAATTGTAAGGCGTGATGCGGATGGTACCCTGACAAGAGGTTTGTGTAAAAACACCGATGGTACCGTGGCGTCATATGTTAATGATGTTGGGCATAATCAGCCCTCTGTAGTCGTGGATGGCGCTGGCTACATTCATGTATTTACATCAATGCATACTAATTTGTTGCGCTACTTCAGAAGCTCCCTCCCGGGCGATGTAAGCACCATGGTTGATGCAACAAGGGATTTCCCTGATGTTGAATGGACATGGACTTATCCCATCGTTGGCAGGGCGCCTGATGGTAACGTTTTTGCAATGTTACGCGCATCAGATAGAAGTCTGACAGGAGAAATTAAGCGCGCATCATTTCTTTATCAGTATGATATTACGAGCAGGCTGTGGAGTCGCTTTGCACATGTTGCAGAGCAGGACCAGAGGGCGGTTTATCCTGACGACATGCATGTTAATTCAGCTGGAGTCCATTTGATCTACGAATGGGCAAAATATGAAGCGTCAGCGGTCCGTCATGTTGGAGAGTACGGAGTTATAGGCAATGATGGGCTTATGCGAAATGTGTCTGGAACTGTTTTTGACATGCCAGTAACGCAGGGTCAGCTTGCTTATAAAGCTCTTTATCCAGGAGAAGACCCAAATATCAGTAATGCACTGATTATAGGGATTCAGTCAGCGAAGTTTGCTTTCTCTGGTGAATCCCTGTCCCACATAACCTTCAGGTTTAGAGAAATAAACGATCCTACAGGAACTGCATTTACAAATTTCAGGGTAAAAAATTCTATATGGAATGGAAATGCATGGATCGAAGAAGAACTCGCGTATGTTCCCCCTGAAATCGGAAATACGTCTGCTGCTCTGGCGGCCACAGTTCAAGGAGTCAAAAAACGGGTTTACTTTTCGGTGGAATATACTTCTTCAGGGAGTACTGTCGCTGTCATCGTCCTTGCTGAAAATGCAGGTACAGGATGGGTATATTCAATACTGGGTGACTCCGCGCCTACACTTCTGCGTTTGGGGTCAGCACCAGGGGTAGGTGGGGATGTGATTTACGTATCATCACCTTACAGCGGCAAGGTAAGTCGCTATTTTGTTCCATCAGACTACACGCCATCAACTTCTTACACAAACTTCAACGACCTTCTTGCTGCGCTTACTTGATATCTGCTCCATGTATTAATAGGTAAAACCTGCATTGATCCAATTTCCGATAAAAACTACTGTATATAAAAACAGTGTGCGCCGGGAGACCGGTAGAGATCAAGGGGTGAAAGTCCCCGACCATTGAAGGACCAGCAATCCACAGGGTCCCCGAGTCATGCGTTGCATACCGCGAGGTATGGGGCGAAGCGTTGACAGGGGTGTTGACAGGCCAGCCATTGAGCCACGAAATGTATATTAAATTACCGGGTGCCGACGTTGTACTGTTAACGGAAGGCAACATCATAGGGTGCGATACTGCGAGTGCCACATGGACCCGGCGGGGTCTGAGACCCTGGCATGTCAATACGATCTCTACGCGGGAACCGGGAGATCTCCCCTCTGACCATCTGCCAGTGTCGGAGATGGCCCGCACCGGG